TTTTTTTTTTTTTTTTTTTTTTTTTTTTTTTTTTTTTTTTTTTTTTTTTTTTTTTTTTTTTTTTTTTTTTTTTTTTTTTTTTTTTTTTTTTTTTTTTGCCAGGATCTAATAAGTTCGTTATTGAAAAGTCTTCAAAAAGATGTTATTTAAGATGTTGTTTAGACATAAAAACAATAACTCGTTCCAAATAGCGAAATCAGCTCAACCCTCAAGTTTCGTCAGGAAATCCTGATGAAGTAGAGAATAAGGGAGAGGTATCGGCTCGAGATTTGCATCCTTCAACGCCTTGTCCAATTTCTTCTTAAATTTATTAAACCACTGCTCACCATAAAAGTATCCGAATTTCAATGCTGAGACGCAGTTTTCTCTACATTGAATCTTACGATCTTCATCTGTAGTGCCACGCACCCAGTTTGTTAATTCGTATACAGTATCAAGATCAATTGTTGGTACATATTGAAAGCCATTAAATCGTGATGTTCTTTTAAGGAATCTTAGCTGATTTATTTCTTTTAAAAGGATGATCTTATCTCCTTTATCCGCCGGTGTGTACTCTAGGCCCCAAGTTTTAAAAACAGCTGCTACTGTTCCAAAGTTGAATGTTTCTTCAAATTGCTTGGACACTGAAATTCCATTATCATCTCCATATGCGATTAAACACACATTTTGATCAAACGTGCCATAACTGCACCCGTGTAACTCAGCAAATGCAGTTCTTACATAGACTGCATTGACCATCGTATTCAGGATCACAGTTAGAGGATTTCCAGAGGGATTTCCTTGATGTTTTTGTTGCACTAAATTTAATGTAATTAAATTAGTGTGGATCAGTTCATCAGCTAGAATTATTCTCATTTGTCTAGCTTGAAGTGCACTTACTTCTCTGATTCCAGAACCCAAATCAATTGAAAGTCCTTCCGGTCTATACATATCATACCAATCAGATATCATATTCATACATTCTTCAATTGCAGGTCCATATAATAAACTATCATAAGCTCCAAAATCTCCATCAAAGCCATAACGACCAATTCTTTTCCATCTATTCAATAGTTGTTGCCATTCTGTTGATTCACAATCCATTCCAATAGCACTATAATCTTGCAATTTAGCACGCTGGAAAGCATTAATGAAATCTCCACATAAAGCACGAATTATTAGAGTTAACCAAATATTAGATATTTGAAACACTCTAGTACTTCCTTTCTTTATCTTAGCTTTAAGACGTCGTTCAGTTTTTAAACAAGTAGGCCATAAAGCAAATGGTCTTTCGAGTTCAAAGAGTTTATTTAGTTTAGAGTTGACTTCAACAATAATTTCATTTGTCATAATCATTTCGTCATTTTCATCACGAGTTATCCAGGGATGTTTTCCTTTTCCTCGTTGTTCGCAAATATAAGGATGACCAGGACTGGAGTTCAAATCAATAGGATTGAGTCCAACTCCATCTCCATGTAAAATATAGCGCAAAGGCACTAACTTTTCATTTTTCCTTGGCCAAGGATAAGTGTGATGAGTTCTTAGTTCATTACAAGCAAACTTAAATTCTTTGAGTGGTAAATGAATTTTAGGTTTGCCATATTTAGCACAACCTTGAACTAAT